TTTTTAAAGCGAGCATTTGCTTTGGTTAAGATCAACGGACAAACACTACCGCGTTACGTGTGTCCCGCACCCTTGGAAACAAGGTTGGACATGCTTAACTGGACGAGCGACAAGCACATCGACAATTTGTTGGAGCAATCTGACACCGTTACCGACGTGTTTAAGGAGTTGGCAATGCATCCACAAGATGTATTCGAGCGATGGACCGGAGAGATTAGTAAGAAATGCTATGAATTAGGAATTAACAACTTCCGGTTGTTACCCTATTCACGGTATCTCGAACCTTTCTGCTCTGGTGGACATTTTTTACCCCGCAAGTGTGATCTTACATCTCTCCGGCAAAAAACCGAATTCAACAAGGAGAGTTGTACTGCTGCTAGCGGAAGAGGCGAGTGTATTAACACCTATACCCTAGGATCGCCTGAGGCAGCCCCCTAATATCCAAGGGAAATTCGGTCGTCGGTGCTGATTGAGTCATCACACTGATTAAATAACTGACTTACTGAACTACAATTTAACACAAATCCCGACGTAATGATGACGACTAATGCTGAAGAACACGACACCGCAACGATCATGGAACAAGGAACAATCAGCAAAGATGTGGACGCCAATTTGAACGTATCACTTCCAAAACAATATTTAGACCGATGCGTAGATGACAGAAATTCACACGCCATTCAATCTTTTCTTTCAAGACCAATACCAATCTTTCAAGGTACCTGGTCAAGTACAGCAACACGAGGAACCGTTCTTAATAGCAACATTTTTCCAAAAGACCTTCTTGGGTCCTTAACCAACAATACTTATAAACTTGACGGTTTCGTTTCTTTTAGTGCGACTGTGGTTTACAGAGTGCAAGTCAACAGTGTTCCAACGCAAGCTGGCGCACTAATGGCTCACTATGTGCCGTACTCCGAATACATGAATTCTCACACTCAATGGTATTCAGCTAGTGGCGTGACTGACATAGTCGCAGCTTCTGGATGCCGCAGAGTGCAAATGAATTTGGCAAACGAGACCGCCATGGAGATTCGAGTACCTTTGAGTGGACCTTACGCTTCTTTTAATTTAGTTACTGGACAAGGATCTTTCGGTAATATTGTACTATCTGTATATTCACCTTTATCTTCACAAACAGCTTCTTCTTGTAGTTTTACTATCTTGGCATGGTTTGAGGATGTGGACATTCGCTTCCCTACAAGCGCGACTTTAACAACGAATTTTGCGCAGGTTGGTACTGAGATGAAGAAAATGGAACGTACTGGAGTAATATCTAGTGCTACTGGACAGATTGGTAGAGGAATTGCTTCACTTCTTCCTGTTGTTGGATTGGGATGGCTTAGTTCACCTGTAGGCATGCTTGCAGATGGTGCTGAGTTCGTTCTAAAAGCTTTAGGCTTCTCAAAACCAACCGTAGAAGCCCCCAACGCGAACATGAAAATTGCCCCTACTCGTTTTTTTTTAAATGGTGATGGTGCTGACACTTCTCACAAACTTGCTATGAGCGCAACCAATGCATTGACGTGCATTCCTGGTTGGGCTGGTACCGACATTGATGAGATGAGATTGGATTATGTTGCAGGTAGACCATGTTTTTCAAGAGCATTTAATTGGTCAACAAGCGACGTTGCAGACACACAAATTTTTGCTATTCCTACCGGCCCGCTTTATACTCAAATATTATCCACTAAGCTTGCTAACGCTTGGACTCGCACTGTTTCTATGCCGCTTTGTGCAAAAGTCGCCTCAATGTATTCTATGTGGAGGGGTGATTTGGTATACACTTTTCGTGTTGTTAAAACTCAGTTTCATTCCGGCAGATTGATTGCTTCTTTCCGCCCCTATAATTACGCTGATACCGCACGTACACAGATAATGCCCGCTTACAATTACTTCACCGAATTAGATTTATCTTTAGGTACAGACTTTACATTTAGAGTCCCTTACGTAGCCACACGACCTTTTTTGTTTACTAACTACGATATGGATAATGTCATTACTTCTGCTGATGCTAGAAATAGCGCTTCAGGAACGATGACTATAGCCGTTATGAATCCTTTGATTGCCGCTGGAACCGTTTCAAGTACTGTGGAAGTGTTAGTTGAGGTTCACATGGAAAATGCTACGTTTGTCACGCCTGTTAAACCGCGCCATTTACCGTATGGAATTCCGAACGTTGCACAAGTAGGTTCGGCCCCACGTGTGGTTAAAGGAAAGAATGCAAGTGAAATAACACCAAGTCCAATTGTGTTAACTGAGCATGGTATGTGTGTGGGTGAGGCAGTTCTTTCTTTACGCCATTTACTCAAACAATTCTATCCTTTGGCTACTGTTACTTTGAATGCTCAAGCTGCAACTGCTACATTACCAGGGCAAACGGGTAAGGCGTTCACACTTTACCCGTGGGCTCCGGTGATACCGCAATTAGGCTCTATCACTGCAACCACTTCCAATAACCAGAAACCTTCTTATGCTAATGTTTACACTTTCGGAACTACTGTAATCAACGAAACTACTGACATGTATTCAAATCTCTACTGCAATTACGCTTTTTTCAGAGGTTCAATTCGCTACAAAATAATTGTTACTAAGAAATCCACTACTTTTGATTCAGAATTACCCATTAAAGTTTACATGAATAATTGGACACAAGATTCTGCTGGTTCTTACACTCCCAATATGCAAATTGCAACCCCCGCAAATACAAACGGAACTTACACTAATTTAGGATCTGGCCCCATTCAACCCGTTTTTGATGTCCCAGCGACTACAACTGGTAGTACAACCTACCAAATTGGATTCGTTGAGACTGAGTTACCTATCATTTACAACAAAGATGGTATCGTGGAGTTTGAAGTCCCTTTCTACAATAGTGGACATTCCGTCCCGACAAATTACGGTTTAGATAATCCCCTAACCATGCGCTCCATCGTTTACCCGATTCCCCAGGTGACTGTGTACTGTGATGCCTTCCCTACGTGCACAGTGCAAGTTTACCGTGGAGTCGGAGACGACTTTGAATTTGGCGCACTTTTGGGTGTCCCTCAACATGCTGCTTGGCAATTGAGAGACCCCCCAACATAGCTTGTTTTTTTTTAAAAGAATTAATAACCTATCAACACTTCCTCAGTGCATTGGAAACCGACATGCACTCAACAAAAAACTATCGACATAATTGAAACCCCGTGGGCTGAATATGGATCTTTTCCACACAGCTGCTGGTATGTTCTTGCACGTTCACGTGTTCAAGCGCCGGCTGGGATAGTCATTTATTGTCTCT